GACACTGCGCCAGGCGCTGCGGGTTATTGCGGCAGCCACGGCGGGCAAGGTCTCAGGGGCCGAGACGACCACGATCACATTCCGCAACGCGCTTGTGGACGACACCAATCGCATCGTGGCGACGGTTGACACTGACGGGAACAGGACTGCGATTACGCTGGACGTTGACTGATGGCGGACCACTACGGGGATAAGTTTTTCCCGCCAAGTTACTTCCCGGCGGGCTATTTTCAGGGCGGGGAACAAAACCCCGGCGCAATGTCGGCCAGCCTTTCAGGCTCGGCGTCTGTTGCGGCGGCGCTCACTGCCACGACTGTGGCGGCCACCGGTGGTGGCAGCAAAACAAAGGCCCGCAAGAAGGGCCGCAGGGCTCCGACGTGGACGCCTCGTTACTACATACCCGAGCCAGCGACTCCGGCTTTCATGTCTGCGGCCATTGCAGGCGCGAGTAGCTGTGAGGCGTCGCTGAGTGCGGTTGCATCAATAGCCGCGGAAGTTAGCGGAGCTTCGTCGCTTAAAGTGTCCGGCACGACGCGGCGGTCTTATCGGCGCGAGACTGAATTTTGGCTCATGGCCGCTTGAACTAGGAAGGTCAACAAGATGACATCCAACCGTGAGGCGTACTACGCGCCTCTTGAAGTGAAATTTGCGGACAACGGGACGCCGGGCTCTTTCGAGGGTTATGGCGCGGTGTTCGGCAATATCGACGCCTATGGCGACGTGATCCAGAAGGGCGCGTTCAAGGAAACGCTGCGCGACTGGAACAAGACCAAGAAGCTTCCTCCGATGCTCGTGCAGCACGGCGGCTACATGATGACGGATATGGACGCCCTGCCGATCGGCAAGTGGGACGCCATGTCGGAAGACGAGACCGGCCTCTACGTAAAGGGCCGCCTGATTAATCTCGACACCGAGCGCGGCAAGACCATCTACGGCGGCATGAAGGAAGGCACACTCGACGGCATGTCGATCGGCTACCGCGCAAAGGAATTTGCGCTTGGCACCAAGCCGGATGAGCCGCGCCGCACTCTCAAGAAGATCGACCTGATGGAAGTGTCGGTCGTCACGTTCCCCGCCAACGGCAAAGCCCGCGTGGCTGCGGTCAAGAGCGCTGGCATCATCAAGACCATTCGTGAATTTGAGGACTTTCTGCGGGATGCAGGGTTCTCCAATGCCCAGGCGAAGGCGATTGCCTCGTCTGGTTTCAAGGCTGCGGACCCTCGGGATGAGGACGCGCGAGTGGCGGAGCTGATCCGCCGGAATACCGCGAGACTAACCCTCACAACCTAAAAGGAGCGTCCCATGTCGGACAATCTCGAAGCCCTGCTGGAAACGCAGGGCAAGGCTTTCGACGCCTTCAAAACCACCGTCGAAACTGAACTGAAGTCGAAGCTCGGCAAGGACGATCCCATCGTCACCGAGAAGCTTTCCAAGATCGAAAAGTCGCTTGACGACGCGGTCGAGGCCAAAGCTGCGCTCGACGCTGCCATCAAGGCAGAGGCCAAAGAACGCGAAGCGCTCGAAGCCCGCATCAACCGCGAAGGCATCAAGGCCAGTTCGGCCGACGAAGCCAAGCGCATGCTCGAAGTCAAAGACTTCAACATGGTGTTGGGCGCTGCCCACGCTGATCGGAAGCAGGCGTTCACCCCGCTCGATACCGCCGGGTATGACGCCTACCAGAAGGCGTTCGGCGCGTTCCTGCGCAAGAATGAGCGCGTCCTGACCGCCGACGAAATCAAGACACTCTCAGTCGGCTCTGACCCGGATGGCGGCTATTTCGTCACCCCGGACATCACCGGCCGCATCGTCAAGAAGGTCTATGAGTCCAGCCCCGTTCGTCAGTACGCGAACGTGCAGACCATCACGACCGACAAGCTGGAAGGCATCGAGGATCTGGACGAAGCGGGCGCTGGCTATGCCGGTGAACATGCGACTTCCGGCAACACCGATACCCCGGAAGTCGGCAAGTGGTCGATCCCGGTGTTCAATATGGACACCGAACCGAAGGCCACTCAGAACCTGCTCGATGACGCTGCGGTGGACGTCGAAGCCTGGCTGGCTGACAAGGTTGGCAACAAGCGGTCGCGCTTTGAAAACACCGAGTTCGTCACCGGGGCCGCGAACAAAATCCGCGGCTTTGTTCTGGGCTATACCCAGAGCACGGACAGCGGCTCGGGCGTGACTTGGGGTCAGGTTGGCTACGTTGCCACCGGCGTTGACGGCGACTTCGCCGCCTCTGCCAAGGGCGACAAGCTGTACGACCTGATGGGGCTGCTCAAGAACGAGTACCTCACCGGGGCCGCATGGTTCGCCAAGCGCTCGACCATCACGTCGATCCGCAAGTTCAAGGACGGTCAGAACAACTATCTCTGGCAGCCCTCGTTCATTGCCGGCCAGCCCGAAACCATCATGGGCTACCCGGTCGCGCGCATGGAAGACATGCCCACCATCGCGTCGCAGAGCTACTCGCTGGCGTTCGGCAACCTCAAGGAAGCCTATCAGGTGGTCGATCGTCAGGGCATCCGCGTCCTGCGCGACCCGTTCACTGCCAAGCCCTACGTCAAGTTCTATACGACTTGGCGCACTGGCGGCGGCATCGTGAACTTCGAGGCCATCAAGCTGATGAAGTTCTACACGTCGTAAGCGGCTTTAAGGCGGCGGCTCTGTAGCTGCCGCCTTCCCCTCCATCCCACCCAAAATAAAGGAACGCTCCCATGCGTGACATCACCAATGGGCTGGACCTGAAGCGCGCAATCACGCCGCAGGCCGCCCGCACCGACAATACTGCCATCGTCTCGACCACTTGCGATCTTCGCGGCTATGACGGCTGCATGCTCGCTATCAACGTCGGCGCGAACACTGACGCCAACGCCACCTTTGCGGTTCTGTTTGAGGACAGCGACAACGACGCCGATTACACGGCTGTTGATGACGCATACCTCAACGGCACTGAGGCGCTGGCCGCGTTCCAGTTCGATGACGACAACGAACAGCGCAAGATCGGCTACAATGGGATCAAGCGCTACGTGCGCGCCACGATCACGCCGTCTGGCAACGACTCCGGCAACATCTTCGTCGCCGCGTCCTGGGTGCTTCGCGCCCTGCGTCAGCCGACTGCGAACCCGCCGGCATAAGCGGTTTGAAAGATTGGCGGCGGGCTACGGCCCGCTGCTTCTTCGCCATACAGCAAAGGCGCTTCCATGCACGTTCCGGTTCGCGTCACAGCGGCGGCTGTTCCAGTCGTCACGTGGGCAGAGGCTGACGCTCATCTGCGCCTGAGTGGCGACACAAGCCAGCAGACCCATGTCGAGATGCTGGTGTCTGCCGCAACGGCGTATCTGGCTGGGCATGCCGGCGTTCTAGGGCGGCTGCTGGTCAATGAAACATGGCGGCAGGACTTCGACAGTTGGGCACCCGTGCTGCGCCTCCCGTTCCCCGACGTGTCAAGCGTGACGGTGAAATATTACGACACGAGCAACGTCGAGCAGACCGTGAGTTCATCGCTCTATGAGCTGCTGTCGGATGGCCTCGGGTCTTACGTCAAATTCAAGAGCGACTTCACGTCGCCAACAACTTACGACGACCGCAGCGACGCTGTGCAGGTGACGCTGGTGGCGGGCTATGGCGCGGCGGCAAGCAATGTGCCGGACGCGATCAGGGCGGCCGTTTTGCTACTCATCGGCCACTGGTTTGAAAACCGCGAGACCGTCGTCACCGGAACGATTGCAGCGGAACTGCCGATGGCGGTTGCGGCATTGATTGAACCATATCGCAGGGTCGCTGTCTGAACCACAACGCCTAACCCCATTCAAGGAGAATACCTATGGCCGACTTGACCATCACCGCTGCCAGTGTCGTGCAGGGCGCTCTTGCCCGTACCGAAGTTGGCATCGCGGGCGAAACCATCACCGCCGGCATGGCCGTCTATAAGGCCTCGACGGGCCTGTGGATGAAGGCCGACAGCAACTCGGCGACTGCCCTTGCCCGTGTGGCAACCGGCATCGCCATGTGCGGTTCGTCTGTGAGCCAGTTCATCGTCGTGCAGAAAAGCGGTTCGCTGACCATCGGCGCGACGTTGACGGCCGGCGTTGCCTACTACCTCAGCGACACGCCCGGCGGCATCTGCGCCGTGGCCGACATTGGCTCTGGCGAGTATGCGCAGATCCTCGGTATTGCGACCAGCACGACCGTTCTGAAACTCGGCTTCAACGACTCTGGCGTCGCGCTCTAAGCATGGCTCGTCTTCCGGCTGGCAAGCGCGACAGGCGCATCGACCTGCAGCGCGCAACACTGGTCAAGGACGAGTACAACGAAGACGTGCCGACCTGGTTCACCTTCGCCACGGTATGGGCTGAAAAGCGCGACGTGTCGGACGGTGAACGGGTGAAGGCGGCGGAAGTCGCGGCGGAGATCAGCACCCGGTTCACGATCCTTTGGTCACAGCAGGTGTCTGACCTTTCGCCAAAGGATCGCATTCTCTACGGCAGCCGCGTGTTCGATATCTACTCAGTCAAGGAACTCGACCGCCGCAAAGGCATCGAGATCACTGCGACGGCACGGGCGGATGGCTGATGGCCGTCACGGTCAAGATTGAGGGCCTGCGTGAGATCGACGCGGCGCTCGGTGAATTGGGCAAGGCTACCGGCAAGAACGTCCTTAAGCGCGTGGGCCTCAAAGCCCTCGAACCTATGGCTGGCGTGGCGCAAGCGAATGCGCCGGTTCTAGAGGGGCATCTGCAGCGCTCTATCACGGTGGGCACCAAGCTCACGACGCGACAGGCGCGCATGGCGAAGTCACTCGACGGCAAGGCGAGCGTGACCGTTTACATGGGGCCGAATGATCCCGCGGCAGTACCGCAGGAGTTCGGGGCCAAGGGTGACAGCCCGCAACCGTTCATGCGCCCGGCGTGGGACGGCGGCAAGCAGGGGCTGCTCGATAGCCTCAAGGCCATGCTGTGGACTGAGATCGACAAGGCCGCGAAGCGCAAGGCCAAGCGATTGGCGAAAGCGGCGGCGAAAGGGTAGGCGATGGAACAGTCTTTCGTCGCCCTGCTGCTGAGCGATGCCGCCCTCGTGGCGCTGGTTGGCGACCGCATTCATTGGGACACGCAAACGCAGGGCGAAGCAAAGCCCGCAGTGGTTCTCTACCTCGTGTCGGATGTTCCCGACTATCACATGCAGGGGCCATCCGGTTTCGTTGAAAGCCGTGTGCAGATCGACTGCCGGGGCGCGACACGTAAGTCGGCCAAGGCGGTTGCGAGTGCTGTGCAGGATTTGCTTAGCGGCTACTCCGGCACGGTTGGCAACATTAAGTTTCAAGGCATCTTCAAGGACAACGAGCGAAGCAGCTTTGAGAAGCCCGACAACGGCTCTGAGGCCTTCTTCCTCGTGTCGGCGGACTACCGCGTCATCACCGGCCTAGCGGCCTGAATTTCCTAGACATCAAGGAGACTACCAATGGCAGCGACAGCGGCAGCTATTGCCTATTCGACCATTCTCAAGAAGGGCGACGGCGCATCACCGGAAGTCTTCACCGACTACGGCCTCGAAGTGACCAGCATCGACGGGCTCGGCTTCAGCCGCTCGGCCATCGACGCAACGCACCTGCAGAGCGATAACGGCTACACCGAGTTCATTCACGGCATCAAAACGTCCAAGGCGTTTACGGCGGAATGCAACCTCGTGCCGTCCACCGTTGACAGCATCCAGACGCTGGTCGAAGGCGCGAAGGGCAACTGGCAAATCCTGTTCCCCGATAACTCCTACGTGACGTTTACCGCGGGCATCACCGATTGCACGATCGGCGGCATGACGCCGGACGGCAAGATGAGCATGACGCTCGGCTTCACGCCTTCTGGCAAGCCGACTTGGGGTTGATAGATGGCGAATAAGGAACTGGGGCAGGTCGAGATTACGGCCGGCGAGCAGACCTACACCCTCGAACTGCAATACGATGGTGTGTGCCAGATCGAAGCTCTCTTTGGGGGCAGGGGCATCAATTCCCTCTTGGCTGACTTCGCAAGCGAGCGGGCCAGCTTGAGCTTAGTACGTGGGTTCCTGTGGGGGATGCTTCGCGTTCACCACCCCAAGTTCGATCTGATCGACGTTGGGCGGTTGATCCAGACTTACGGGCTGGCCAAGGCTGGGAAAGCAGTCGGCGAAGTGCTGACCCTTACCGAATGGCTCAATACGGAACAGGTTGAAGAACCCCGCCCTCCAAAGGCGGCGTAGGTTGGAACTGGGATACGCTCCTTACGTCGTACATCTCATTGGGTTTTGACCCTGCGACTTTCTGGTCGCTGAACCCAAAGACCCATCGCCTTCGTGTTCAGGGCGCAAACAAGCGGCTTCAGCGGGAGCATAACGCCCGCATGGTCCAAGCCTATTGGACCGCGCTGCTTCCGAACATGAAGAACCCCCCAAAACTCAAAGACCTCCTAGCCGATGAAGCGCCACGTCGCGCGAAGTCCTGGCAGGAGATGAAGTTCGCGCTGGCTATCGCGCTGGGCTGAGAGGTAACGCATGGCCGGCTCATCCGTCATTGGTGCCCTGCGCGTTGACCTCGGGCTCAACTCTGCCCAGTTCAACACCGGGCTCGCCAAGGCACAGACGGGCCTCAAGGGGTTCGGCAAAGCCGCTGCGATTGGGTTCACTGCGGTGGCAACGGCTGCTGCCGCCGCATCGGTTGCCATCGGCATTGGCATCAAACACGCCCTCGATCATGCCGATGCATTGGGCAAGTCAGCACAGAAAGCAGGCGTTGCCGTCGAGGCATTGTCCCGGCTGGAATACGCTGGCAAGCTCGCCGACGTTTCGCTCGAAAGCCTGACTGGCGGGCTGCAGAAGCTGAGCAAGAGCATGGTCGAAGTCGCTGGTGGCAAAGGCCCGGCGGCTGCATTCCAGGCGCTCGGCATTGCGGTCAAGGACGGACTCGGCAATCTGCGTGACGGCGATCAGGTCTTCGCCGACGTGGCCGATCGGTTCTCACGCATGGAGGACGGGGCGCTTAAGACTGCGCTTGCCATCAAGATTTTCGGCAAGTCGGGCGCTGAACTGATCCCGCTGCTCAATGAGGGCCGCGACGGGCTCGCTGCGATGGCCGCGGAAAGCGACCGCCTCGGCAACACGATCAGCACGGACACGGCAAACGCGGCCGAAAAGTTCAACGACACGCTGACCAAAATTCAGACCAGCCTCAACGGCGTCTTTAACAAAATCATCGGCGACACGGGTGTGCAGACGGCCATCCAAAGCCTCGCTGACACTCTTGCGTCGCCTGAGTTCGCCGCGTCGATGACGCAGTTTGCGCAACTCGTCATCAAGGCGATTGATACTATCGCGTGGGCCGCTATTCAGGCCAAGAAGGCAATCGACGCGCTCACGCCGGGCAACGGCATGACGGTTCGCAATCCGGGCGAGAGCGACGCCGACTTTATGACGCGGCTGGGTCGCAACCCGAACGGCACACGCAAGCTGCAGGCCAATGGCGATTTTATGCCAACCGGCCCGGTGCTGAACGATTTCATTTCCGGTTCATTCAACAACCTCGGCGGCGCTGGGACGTTCGACTCCGTCAGCAGCCTTTGGGCGTCGATGGGCGGCAAGGGCGGGTCCAAACTCGGGACCGGCGACGGCGGCCTTCTTGACAGCATCAACGCAGCGACCGCGTCGCTTGAGCCCCTCGACCTCGGACTGCAGGACGTAGAGGACAGCGTTGGGTCGCTCGCAGAGACGATCTCATCCACCCTTGCTGACTCGCTGACCAATATCGCAGAGACGCTGCTGACCGGCGGCGATGCGGCTGCAGCGTTTGCAAACGAGATGAAAAGCCTCGGGCTGCAGCTTTTGCGCTCGGGGCTCAACAGCCTGTTCACGTCCGCGCTGGGCGGCATCAACCCGTTCGGTGGCTCCAAGACATACACGCCCGGCTTCGGCGCTTACGGCATGTTTGCCGAGGGCGGCATTTCCAACGTGCCGGCGATCTTCGGCGAAAGCGGGCCGGAAGCGGCCGTGCCACTGCCGGACGGTCGGCGCATCCCGGTTGAGCTTCGTGGGAACACGGGCGGCGGCGAAAGCGTGGTGCGTGTCGAGCTAGGCCCCGAACTTGTGGGGCAGGTGTTGAAGCAGGCCGCAAACCAGTCGGTGCAAATCGTCAAGTCGCAGGCCCCGGCGGCTGTCGCCTCGGCACAGCGCAACAGGACGTTCTAGCGGATGACGATTTACACATTCCCGTCGTCGCTGTGGCGCGTCAGCAAAATCAGCATGACGCTTGAGGCGTTCTCTGCCTCGACGCCGACCGGTGCGCTCAATCCGCTGTCGTATCAGAACGGGCCGACGACTGAGCTTGCACGGGCCAGCGTCGAGATTGCGCCGCTGACAGAAGACCAATGGCGCGACGTGGCCGCACTGCTGCGGAAGCTCCGCGGCAAGATGAACAAGATCAGGCTCTACGACCCGTCCCGGCCATTGCGCGGTGCAGGGGCGGCAGGGCCGACAATCAACGTGCTGACGGCAGCGGCAGCGGGGGCAACCTCGCTTGCAGTGACAGGGCTCACGGCCAGCCAGTCGGAAGCACTGGCGGCTGACGATGTGTTCGGCATCGGCGAGAACATTTACTTCGTTTCGGACGCTACGCCATCGAATGGCAGCGGCGAGGCGACGGTCAGTTTTCTGCCAGCGTTGCGCGCGGGCGTGGCTGCGCTCGACGCGGTGACGCTACCGTCAAGCGATGTTGAAAGCATTACCGGGCCGACCGGGCTGTTCACGCTGATGAGCGGGCCGGCGCAAACGATCATTCCAGGCCGGACTTCTATGCCGCTGACGCTCGAATTTTCGGAAAGCCCCGACTTTGAGTAGCACGTCACTGACGCCGCGAATGCAGGCCGCGTTGCGCGGTCCCGTGCGGCGCCCGTGCTGGCTGTTCTGGGTGGAAGGCGATCCCACTGACCTCTACGTGTGGTCCGGCGGGCAGCCGATCACATGGGACGGGCAGACGTACACCGGCATGGGGCCGCTGTTTTCCATGTCCTCGCAGCGGAAGCCGGACGCGCTGCAGCATGTCGAATTTACCTTTGTGCTGAGCGGGCTCGAAACCGATCTGCTCTCGCCAATTGACGAAAGCGTGCGCGGTCGCAGCGGCAAAGTGTGGCTGGCAATGCTCAATGAGCACGGGCAGATTATTGCCGACCCGCTGCTGGTGACGGAGTTCACGCAGGACACATTGATGTTCGACCGCTCGGCGGACGACACCATGTCGCTGACGCTCAAGGCTTACGAAGCGCTGCCGTTCCTCGGGCGCGCACGAGGCGACAAATACAGCCACGAGAAATGGCTGCAGGATCACGACGACGAGGGGTTCTTCTACAATTCGCCGATCGCTGCCGCGGGCCGTGCTGTGGACTGGCGGCCGTAGGCAATGACCGCATTCGAAGAATTACGTGCGAAGGCGAACCCCGGAACCGCCGTCTCGCGTATCGCCCGGATCAAGGAACACAACGCCAGCTTTGGAGAAGGCGTCTTGGATGGCAGCAAGGGTGCTCCCCCGCGCGTCCGTCGCGCCTCGTTCGATATTCTTGATGCTGATCTCGGAGACCCCGGACGCCTCAGATAGTTCCGTCTGCTTCCAGCCGATAAGGGCTCGGGCAGCGCGAATCTGGGCAGGTGTGATCATGGCCGGAACGTATGCAGGGGCAGCGGCTCGGTCAATCATAGTGAACGCCACGTATATTTATTGTTGACGGCTAGAGGTATATACCTTAGGTTTGCTTTTGTAAACGCATGGTGCGTCGCTGCGCTTCGCCC